CAAAGTTCCACGCACCGCCCGGAATCAATAATCTATTTGGATTAGCTACATCAGTTAAGAACTGTGCAATCAATCCATTACCCACTAAAGCAAAGTCTGTTCCTGCACCAATGACAGCACTATTTGACATCTGCTGATATCCTGCAACACTTGCTGCAACACTACCATTCAAATAATAATTAACAGAAGAACCACCACTTGAACCGCTTGGTAAGGTTGCTAATTGACCATCTCCACGAATATATTGAGAAGAAGTACCGACTGCTGTTACCGCTAAAGTACCGCTTGATGTAATTGGTGTATTGGAAACAGAAAAAGCTACAGGCATTGAAAGACCTACAGAAGTAACTGTACCTACAGACCAACTTCTATTTGCACTTAAATCATAAGTAGTTCCATTGATGGTTAATGTAGTTGCCGTTGTAACATAATTACCTTCTGCTTCATATTGAGGAACATTTAATGTGTTACCTATTAAGGTTGCAGCACCACTTGTTCCTGTAGTAGTTAGAGTTAAAGCACCTTGACCACCTATATCTGAAAGAACTTGTGAACCTGTTCTGAACTTAATTACTCCGCTATCCGATACTAAAAATTTATCTGTATCTGTAGTTGCTGCATTGATAGTTCCTATAGTTGTAACACCATTTAATCTCGTAGTTCCGTTAACATCTAACTTATAAAGACCTGTATCGGTTGTTGTTGATATTAAAAGATTACCACCAGCTGTAATTCTAAATCTTTCAGTAGCTAATGTTGGTGCACCTGCTCCTGTAAAAAATCTTATATCCATAGCAACAGCTCCTGCAGATACAGATTCAGCATTAAATCTAAAAGCTGCACCACTTCTATATGCACCACCCTCATACCCATATCCAATAAATCCGCCAACATCATCCCCTGTAATAATATTTGTAGGAGATGCAATAGTTCCTCTTGATTTTCTTATTTGATTATAAAAAGCACCAGATGCATTTATGTTTGTATCACTTATAATATCTCCCTTTACATTTAAAGTACCAGAAGGACTGGTAGTGCCTATCCCCAACCTATTGTTTGTGTCATCCCAAAAGAAGTTAGCGTTATCTTGTGCTATAGTTGTGCCGTTGCTGAATAAGACTGAACCTGCTGTTAGAGATGGTAGGTTAAACTTACCATTAAAGGTAGTCCAATCTGTAGAACTCAAAGCACCTCTATTTGTTGCAGATGCTGTAGGTAAGTTAAAAGTATGTGTACTAGTTGCGGATGATATCCAAAAGTCCGTACCGCTTGTTCCTACTGCAAAAGTTTGAGATAAAGCAGTTAATCCATTTAGTGATGTAATCCCAGTATCAGTATCTGCACTATTTACCCAACTCGTTCCATTATATTTTAATACTTGACCATTTGATGGTGATGTAATGGATAGTGGGAATGTATAAAGTGATCCATCACCTCTAATAATCTGCGTTGTTGCACCACTAGCAATATATTTCTGAAATCTCTGATTCGTTCCATCTCCTTTACCTACATACAAGTCGTATGTATCCGTAGTGAATAATGGTTCAGCTACAGTACCATTTGGAATGGTAGATAATAATCCTCTTTTTATTCTAAATATATTTGGCATAATTTATTTTATAATGCTATATATACAGCCTTTACACTCGTTCCATTACTTACGCTAGGCATAAGTATCTCAAATACACCCCCACTTGGTGAAGTTACGCTATAATTATAATACCATTTGCCACCATACCCAACTGCCACAAGTTTAAATGTAGCTGTATTTCTGCCTGTTATTTTACTGCTTGCAACAGTATAGGTATCAATTGTACTTATTTCTGTTATTGGCCCGTTGCCTTGTAGGCTATAATTATATTGACCAAATCCACCTACAGTTGCAGATAGTGACAAACTTTGTATAAAACAACTGAACTTATAAACTTTTAGATTATTTGAATCATCAATAATGTCTAAATAACCAATAAAAGAAGTTGCCGTTCCTTCTATAAATGTATCAAAGAATGTTATTGGGTGCATATTACTTTCAGCAACTTTCACTAGTCCACTACCACTCATTGTATAACCTTGCCTACTGCTTATGTATTCCCTAAATACACCATTTGTCTTTGGAGCTAGTTCAATGAATTCTTTGCTAATATCTATAGTAGCATCTTTGGCACAAGCAAATGGATATACATTACCGCTTGCATCCGTATATGCTAAAATTAATCCTTCTGCTTTTACTGCGTTTGCCATTATTTGTATATATATTTTTTCTCGTAACCAGGGTAACTATAAGCAATTGCTGTTATTGTAATGCCACCACTTGTAACAGTTATTGGTGGAGTTAAAGCATCATTTTTAAATTCTATAGTATCATTTGTATTTAAAGTTACATTATTTCCATTTAATGTAAAATTAATAGCCGTAGGATTTACAGCAACTTCATAAGTTTCACTATCTAAAAATGTTGATGTATTTTTAGTTATAGATATTATAAAATCTTGTGGTACTGTAGCTGAAGTAACACTACCAACTATTGTTCCAACAATATCAACTATAATAGATTCTGTACCTATATATTTTATCTTATCATTTGTTAATAGTATAAAATTAGAAGTATCAACCATATCTAATGGAAGATAAGCCTTGCCACTTTGAAGACCAGTTTCTAATGTTGCATTAACACCAACTAATGAATCTTTTGTTTCATCAAATACTTCTACTAATGTAGCTGACCAAGTTTCAGCAGCAAAATCTATTTCTTTCATATTAGCTATCGCATACACTTTATTAGGATCATCATCAACAAACTTAATCGTGTTAATTAATCCAACTATAGATGATCCTTGGGATAAACCATAGAAATTAGCATCTATTTTAGTTCTTGGAAATCTTGTGTTTTGATAATGTGCAATTAGATTCTGATTTTTAAATCCATAAGACTCATCAGGGAATCTATATCTATACCAAGTAGGTGTAGTAGGTGTAAAATTATCGGTTTCAAATATTGTACCTATAAGATTTATATTTGGTGTATCATCAATATATATTTCATCTTCATAATTTGATTTAACATTTTCTGTTTTATTATATTTTTCATATTCACCATATATTGTAGATGTATTTAATCCACCTAATGAATTTTGTAATCTTAATTTTAATTGACTCCATAAACCATTACCAGAAAATGCTGGACTTAATCCGTTAGGTATCAATAATATTCTTATAATTCCATCATCAGTTATTGGTTTTGATAAAACACTTTTTTCAAAAAAACCACTTTCATCTGGTGTATTATTCCCTTTACTTATTGTTAAATATGTTTGTAGCCAAACTGGAGATGCATCCCAAGTTCCTGGAGATGGCATTGATTTCCACGTACCATCATCCGCTAATGATAATCTAATTTGTGGTGATGCATCTTTTTTATACAAAATCTGCATTACATTAACTTTAACTAACCCACTACCTACCCAAGAACTTTCAGCAGGTTTGTATAAAAAAGTCAAATCTATTACATCACCTTTTTTAACTCTTAAATCTGTACTTTGAAGCCAATTTGTTCCAAGTGTTGGAGGAGAATAACTTTCTGCATTTAAAAAAAAATATGAATCTGTTACTCTTCCGTATGCATCAATTACATCTTTTCTATAATGATCTGCTGTTGATGCAATTGGTGTTTCCTTATATCCTTTATAGCAATTCCATCCCGTTACACTATAAGTCTTATACCCACTACCAGATGTTAATAATGAACCTCTTTGAAAATTTTGATTATATATTAATTCACTTGGGTAATCGTATGTAAAATTAATTTTATCTTCTTTTGTAATCCTATTAACCATTCTAAGCATTGATGGCTCAATAGGCTTAATGGTTTCATTGACACCTACCTCTAAATCATATCTTAAATTTGTAGTTGTCCATTGATCAGGAAATCCTAATGTATAAAATTCTTTCTGCCTTAAATTATTAGAAAAAGATGTGTAAAATTCTTCTATTCTTACTATATGCCATCTGCCTTTATATTGGAATATTGTTTGATTAAATGCTTTATTTATTTTTTCAAGAACAGTATATTTGTCTTCATATTCGCCATCTCCGACACTAAATGTCCTTGCATCTACTCTGCACTGTTTTATAGATGGTTGAGGCAATGTATCATCCATTGATGAATGATATAAGTTATTAATAACATTAAATCTACCCCATTCAGGTAAAGAATTTTGTATGCAATAAGTTAATAAATCAGAAATATCAAAATATCCAATTAATTCAGACCCATCATCTGATAAAAGTTCATTTTTTAATAACCCTAATCCTTCATTTGCTCTTAATGTTATTATATGTTTTGTATTTTGCCAAGATTCTTGGAAATCATCTTGCAATAAATAGCCTGTCCAATAAATTAAACTACTTGAATCATACTTAAATCTTATATAACAATATGTATCTGAATTAGATAAAAAATCATCTATACTAACACTATATGTTAAATCAGAACTTAGGAAAGATATTGAAGCCTCTTGTCCTCTAACTGGCTTAAAAATATCATCATCAGTATTATATTCCTTTAATACAAATGGACTTGATGCAGGTGTTAGTTGAGTAACAGACCCACTATACCCATCTATAAAAAATTCTACATAGCAAAGTTTATTTTCGGCTGTGTAGAATTGTATTTCGTATTTTTTTGCGTATGCCATTATCCAGTTCTTGAAATTTGTGCGTTAGTTCTATTTATTGATCCCACCAAATCACTACCCCTCAATACTAAATTTACTTGACCTCCCATTTGCATACCACCATTTCTAACCTGAGATAAATTTGGACTTGATACAGAATCCATACCTGATGAAAATGCGCCTCTTAAAATATTTCCTAAAGTGTTTGCTTCCCCCATTGCTCCTACTGCACCAACCGGATTAAATATTGTTGCTATTAATCTTATTATACCGGTTGCTATAATTCTTGATACAATTCTACCAATTTGTTTTAATATAGAATCTGCAAAATCTTTAAATGCAAATTTACCTGTTTCAAAAAAGTTTTCAAATAAATTAGATAATGGTTCAAAAAATACTGTGCTAATTGCTTTTTGTGCAGTTTCAAATTTTGTAACTAATTCATCTATAATTGCCATTTGACCATAAACCTTTTCTGATAAAAGTATTTCGTTGCCAATTGGCTCTATTTTTTGTGCCTTAAATTCTCTTTTACTTTTATCACCAAAATCCTCTAATGTTAATACATTTTGAATTGCATTTTGATTTTTTAAATATTCTCTTGTATATATACTATTTTCTTTAGTAACCTCCTTTAATGAATTAACTTGTATTCTTCTATTAGCTGCAAATGTTTTAGCTATATACTTATCATTATCTATTATTTGCCCAACACCACCTACACCTTGAGTTATTGTACCTATTGATGCTTTATTAGCATCTTTAATAGATTGTGTTAATTTTTTATAATTCTCAGTTAATGTAACAGTTTCTGAATTTATTGCTGCTGTTGAATTAGCTATTGGTGCTAATTGTTTTAAATAACCATCTTGTGTTTTAGTTAAATCTAATATATCCTTTCTTAATTCAACAGTCTTTTCAGATGTTTTACTAAATGCACTTTGTGCATTATTTTGTAATGCAGTTAATGCAGGGCCAAATACTACTTGATTGTTTTGGGCATCTACTAATGCTTTTGATGCTTTAACATAGTCTTGATCTGCTACTGTTAATTCTTGTTGCTTTATTGCTAATTCTTCTGCATTTTTAGTTAATACAGCAGTTACACCAGCTTCTTGTATTTTTAATTGCAATAACTTTAACCTTGCTTCAACTTGACTATTTATAATATCAATTGATGCCTTATTTGATATATTTTCTCTGTCTATACTAGCTACTAAATCAGGGGATATTTTCTTTAACGCATCATAAGCAGCTAACCTATTTTTTAATGGTTGTTCTAAATCATTTAATGTTTTAGCAAATATTTTAATTTTTGCATCTTCAACAACTACATTTGCTGTTGCTTTTGCACTTTCTTCATTAAATAATTTCTGATTTTCAGTTAATTTTGGCAATACACCAATTAAAGCAGTAAATGCCTCTCCTAATGATCCATACTTTTGTACTGCAAATGTGACCGCTGATGTTACAACACTAAATGCTAAAAATAACCCAGCAGGGCCTACTAACCCTTTAGCCAATTCTTTAAATGCACCTCCAACACCATTTGATGTTGTAACTAATTGACCAAATGATTGTATAACTGCTGGTAAGTTGTTCTGAATACCTATAAATCCAAATGGTAAATCTTGAGCTACTAGAGATAAGCTAGTTAATGCAATACGAGATTGCTTAGAGAAATCTTGTATTTGTCTACCTGCTGCTTGAACATCTGCATCAACTTGTATAAGTAAACTCATTTCTGTAACCTTTTAAACATATTACGCATATCATCATCACTAACACCTACAACTTCATCCCCAGGCAATTCCCACAATGCTTCAGGTGTTTTTGGTGCGGTTTTTGAATCTCCCATTAACCGCACCATAGTAAACATCAATAGCCTTGTTTGCTTATAGCTATCTACCTTTTTATTTTGATGACCTTGCATCATTAAAGAAAATTGCCTTGGACTTAAATCGTAAAAATCCCTTGGCATTAATCCTATCTCACCGAATGCAAAACTCTCTATTTCTTCCCACGAGTAGTCTTTTTTTTTGGATTTTTATCCAATGCTACTTCTTGAGTTTTTTTAATAAAATCACTACTACTCCATATTGAAATAATAGATTTTAACTCAATTAGAAATTCATCGTTAGATATATTTAATTCAATATAATCTACAAAATCCTCAAAAGTTAAAGTAGTGTCTGTTCCTTTTACTAAGCAGTTATTATAATAACCACCATACAATATGTGAGAAATACCGATTTCATTCAATTCATCATTTTGAAAAGCAATGCCATCAATAAATTTATCACTCAAATATCTAAAAGAAGCCATTCCGAATTTAAGACCAATCTTTTGGTCTTTAATAGTAATAGTAGTATAGTTCATAAATTAAATTATGCAGTAACATCAAGAACACCTGTAGATGCAATTGTGCCTGAGAAGTTTATAAATTCAGTTGTTGATTGGTTCAATGTAAGATCTGTGATATAACCACTAAATGCGTGATAATATGCAGTTCCTACTGATGCACCTGATACTGTAGGGTTTTGAACTCTTACTGCAACCAAAGTCTTATTAACCATTGCTGTAAGCAAGTCTTCATAAGAAATTTGTGCTACTGATGGAGCTACCTCACAAATTGCATCAAAATCGACACTCATTTGTGGTTCTGCTACACTTGTAAGAACACCGCAGTTAGTTTGCTCAGTTGTTGAATCAACAGTTGTGTTGATTGATGATGTACGCAAACACACGAGGTTTTTATAAGATGAGCCACCAGCTACATCAATCTCAATGTTTTGCAATGAACCTTGAATCTGTCCCATTGTTTTTTATTTTTGGTTTACTAAATTGTTTATTACTAATATTTTTCTTGCTATATAATTTTGTCCATTAACAATTGATAAATACCTAGATGATAGTCTAGACATTGCGTGAATTTGAAAACTTACATCACCGATATCAATTATGCCAGTTGATGGTAATAATAAAGTTAATATTTGATTAGCTATATTATCTACTATCGCATTATCTCTTGTCATATATTGCTCACTAAAAATATCAATAGTTACATTTACGTTAGATGTAAATGTTTGATTTGTATTATCTGCTGATTCAGAAATATCTCCTATAACAATATAATTTTGTGGTGGTGTCTTAAATGAATCATCTCCATATACAGGTACATTTTTACTATTATATGAAATTAATCCATTTAATTTTGTTAGATAAGCAGTTCTAATATTATTACTACAATCTTTCATTTTTACTTAAAATATTCTTTATATTACTTGTCAAAGATACAACACCGCTTGTTACACTAGGGTAAAAATATGGTGCTGGCCTCATCCATCCTTTTCCGTTTACATAATATTGTCTAGCTAAATCTTGCCATTCTTTTTCCTTGCCAGGATAATTTGCAAAATACCTACCAGTTCCAAATTCTATATAAGCAGCCATTGGGTCATCCCCTCTGCCTGCAATTAATTGATAAGAAAAATCTCTTACCTTATTTGATCTTATAGATGCCCTTATTTCAGTATTATCAGAACTGAATATAGATTTTGCATTTAAAGACATTGCCTCTACTCCTGCTGCCATTTCATTATCCACTTGTGACTTTATCTTCTCAACATTTTTATTCAATTTGCTGAAAGTTTGTTCAATGCCACTAATTCTTATATTTAATGGAGATCTTGCCATTAAATAACAACTTTTTTATACTGATGATAATTCAACCCATCCCACTTTGGATATTCTTTCATCAATCCTAATGTAGAATCACCTTGGAATTTCTTACCCCTATTCTCATAAGACCAAGTAGTAAGAGTCAATATATCTGTAATTAGATCTAATGGTAATGTAGTGTAGCCAGTTTCATATTCAATTTCATAATACCCCCTGGTATAAAACCAAATTTTACCACCTATAATCTCATACTCATCATCCTCTGTTAATGTTTGCCAAGTATTTAACCCAGTTTTAATTTTAATGGTATCTACAGCCAATAATGGGCCATAAGGTACATCTACCATCCAAACATTTGGAACACTACCAGTTAGCTCTATATTTGCTTTAATTAGCTTTTCAACTAATGAAATACCAGTTAAATTTTCTATGTGTATTCTAGCTGATTTTATTAAATCATCTATTAAATCATTATCATCCTCATATTGAACTCTCATCCAATTTTTAGCCTCTACTCTACTTACTGGTTCTACAACTGCATCACCCAATATTGTTATTCCATCTATAAATATAGCCATCGTTAATTGTATTTATTAACATTTTCTCTGAGCCAACTTTCAAATTCATCAAGCGTTTTTCTTGGGTCAAGCTCTCTTGATCTCGCTTTAGTTTTTCTTGAGGCAGTTGCGTATGTCTTTTTTTCATCCAATTTGACAATAGCTTCAACCCAACTTTTAATATCATCTCTTTTCTTTATGTAAATACCTGCAGTTCCGCAGTTTTCTTTTAGTCCTTCAGCCTCAGTACAAATGACCGGAATCCCATTACACATTGCCTCTGTTGCTGTCCTACCCCAACTCTCGTAAGCACTAGGCATCAACAATATTCTTGTTTTTGCGTACCATTGCTTTATATCAGTAGTATTTGGAACTATAGTAATATTTGGTGATTTTGGTATAATCTGCTCATCGTAACTCCCTAAAACACCTAAAAACTTTTTATTGGGCAATGCCATTGCAATCTGCTCAAATATCTTTCCACCCTTATTTTCGTTTAGATTAATTAAAGTAATATATTCATTACTTTCAGTATCTATTCCATTATCATATTCCCTAAAATCACAAGGTGGAGTTAATATAAAATTACTCCATTTATACTGCAACTTGTCCTTTAACCATTGTGAGTTGTACACAATGTGTTGATTTCTTTCTGCATCTACGATTTCGGGGTATAAATGCGAGTTATGTATAAAATGAATAACTGGTTTTTTGTACAATTTAGCAGCGTGAATTGTCCATCTTGTATAATCTAAATGTGTTATTACACAGTCTGACCACCTCATCAAATTTTCAATAATATTTTGAGAAGGTGGAAATACATCAACTCCTTCAAACTCATACAAATTTTTAATTTGATATCTATTTGCTTGATGCAATAATACTTTTACATTATGCCCTTTGGATATTAAATGCTTGAATATATTATGAGCCATCCATTCAGCTCCGCAATTATGTTTTGGTGGGTATAAGTGAAAACTTGCTAGTATGTTCATAGTAATTTGTTTGCAGATCCATTAAAAATATCATTATAGTCAGCATAGTGATTCCATAAATCACTTTGGCTTGGTTTCTGCCAAGCAATCATTGGAGATATTATAAAACTTTTACCATTGGGGTGTATATTAGTCCTTAGCCAATCATCAAACATAATATCATAATCACTATATTGTTCACACAATTTTTTAGGATTATTATACATTACAGCATGAGTTGTCCATGCTCCAAAAGTCTTAAATAGGTTATTGCTATATCTTTCTACACCATCAACTAAATTAGCTCCTAAATAACAAAGCTCCCAGTCTGATGGGAGTTGAGATATAGCTTCTTCAAAATGATTTATTGATTTTAGCTCTACATCATCCTCAAATAATAATAGAGTTTCATCACAAGAATCCATTAAATGCTTCATGCTTTTATTAAAACTTATTTTTGGAATATCATCCTCAATAGCATAAAATACTGTAGGATGAATATCCACATCTCTCAATAACTTTAAAGATGTAATAAGCCTATCTGTGCGTGACTTTGTAGTTAGTATTTTTGTCACCATAAAAAATAAGGGAGAGGATTTCTCCCCTCCCATTATATTGTTATCCTTAGATAGCACCATAGATTGCAGCACCAGGTTGGAACTGAAGAAGTTCACAACGAGCTTCGCAACGGAAGGTGATAAGGTTTTTGATGAAATCATCTTGATCAAACTCAGTTGAACGAACTGAAAGACCAGATTGTTGAGCAATTGCATACTTGTTGGTATCAAGAACATACATCTTAGATGCGGTAACTTGAGAATGTGGAATAACTGGTATTCCAAGGATTCTTACGTTTCCGTTTGTATCAATAACCATTCCACCAGGAATGCTATAATCTGAAGGCTTAGTTTTCAACATAGCTGCCCAACCTGCGTGAGTAGTCAATGCGAGGTTAGCATTCCAGTTAGCAGCACCAAGCTGTGCAACGTAATCAATCATTTTCTCAGCAGTGTTTGCTCCTGAAGATACACCAGGTGTAGCTAGAGATGCAATTGCATTAAGATAATAATTGTTCTCAGCTCTTTGGAAATCTTCAATCAAAGAAGATTGCAAATAAGCCTGCAAGAATGGAAGATCATCAATCATAGCACGAGAAACTTTAGCGTAACCTGCGATGAATGATAGAGCTGTATTTACAACAGTTACATCATAATCAACTTGTGGCTTAGCTGTGATTTCATTTGTTTGCTTACCGAAAGAACCTTCACCAACAGGAGTGTTTCCACGAGGGAAAGATACTGAACCGGTTGATACAGGGATGATGTTGAACACACTACGAAGATGTGGGTTAACGAAAGCTCTCATGAAGCCATTGTCAACATAAGATACATAAGCAGAACCTGTGAGGTTAGCTGCAAGAGTCATAATTCCTACATCTTTAAGATCCAACTCATAGTTGAAACCTTTACCATTGCCTTTTACAGCAGATTTGATGTCAGACCAACCTTTCTCAATACCTGCACCGATTTCTGATTTGATAGCATTGATATGCTCACCATAAGATGCAGCAACTTTCTTGCTTTCTTTAGCTTGCAATCTTCCGAAAGATGCTTTAGCTTCTTTAACTTCAGCAACAGCTTCTTCAGCAGTTTTGTTTGCTTTAATCATTTGCTCGTTGATAGCTTCAACTTTGCTTGCAAATTCCTTTGCAGCTTTTTCAGTAGCAACAGCTACTTCAGCTTTTTGTTCTGCCATTTTTTTCTCGAGGGCAATCTCGAACTCTTTCAAATTTTCCATTGTTTTGTTTTTAAAATTTACCTAAAATTGTTATCAAAGACTTCTCTAGCATTGAGTCATCTTTTTGCTGCTTAGGTGCTTCTTCCGCTGCCTTAGTGCTACTCATTTGTTCTATTGCTTGAGCTAATTGTCTAACCTTAATAATACAAAGTTCTATTGTTTCATCTGAAACTTCACTATTCCTAATGAATTTTTCAAAAGATTTAATTTGATCTTGCAATTCTTGTGCAGTTTTCATATTCTTCATCCCCATCAATGGAGTTGCTTCGTTAGCACCCCAAGCAGTAAGACTTGAACCTTCAAAAAGCATTACATCGTGAATCTCGTTACCTGCACTTGCTTTTTGCTCTCTAAGTGTTCTAAATCCAATTGAATGCTCTCCAATCAATCCACTTTCCACCATCTTGATAAAATCCTTACCCAATTGGTGGCTTCCTACTTTACTCTCGTAGTAAAGACCATAAGCATCTTCTTTTAGCATTGTCAACTTACCCAATGGCTTAGATGGGTCATGGTTTAGTAAATGCTTAATTCTTTGCTTACCATCAACACCCCAATCTTGGATTGACCTCTTAAATGCTCCTGGCATCATAATATCACCATCACTATCTAGATTACCAAATGCAGAAAAATACCCTGTTACAATGCCTTCTTTAGCATCAACATCTTTTACTTCTAAATCAAATGACTTATAATTGTATATCATACTTTTATTGTTTTTATCTTCTTCTTCTTCAGCCAAATAAGCTACATAAGCTCTATTAGCAGATTCTTCTGATCTATAAATACATTCACCATCACCTATTCTCCATTTACCATTTTCGCAACTTTCTACTGGCATACTTATCTTTTTAATATTAAATTACCAAACTGATCTCTCCTAGGCACAAACCCAATAGTACATCTGCAGTTTATAGTAAATCCTGCAGGTGTTGTAGGATCACCTGGGAATTGTGCAGTAACAGTATCTCCTTTCTTTCCCAAAGATATGAAAGGTTCACTATATCCAACTTGCTTTCCATCTAAATCAATGTGATCGTATGAATTTCTAGGTATTCTTCTTGTTCTAGAATCTTTCCTAGATATCCAAACTTTATCTACTTCAAATCTATGACTTAAAGCACCCTGCATTGTAGCATAGTTGCTCGCCCTCATCACCTCTGTCCTAGTAATTCTTTTAGCTCTCATTGCACTATATCCACCTTCTTCCATTATTATATCAGCAATCTCCTTATTTGTCTTTCCTTCATCAATTGCTTGCGATACAATATCGTTTAATCTCATCTTAGTAGTATTGGTCATTTCTGCTACCAAAGTAAATCCATATAATGATAAGAAATTAATTACGTTAATTATCCAATCATCATTTAACCCAAATGGATTAGCAGCTTTTTGACTATCTATTCTAAGAACCCTAAATGATGCATTACCAAAAATAACGGCAGCTTCTTTATACAAAGCCTCCATTATCTTCATCATACCCTCACTCCAAGCATAAGCACCCATTAAACTTCTTGCTGCTTGTGGCCCAAACTTCTCTACATCTCTAGCAAATAATCTCAAATCCTTTCTTATCTCACCCTCAAACAAAGAACTATATTTATTATCCAATTGCAGCCGTAGCCTCTCCACCTTGATCCAATATTCCCTTCGCTGCTTCGCGTTCATTTTCTAGTCTTTTTTTATAACACATTCTCACGTCCCATCTCATCCGTTTCTCAGTTAGGCATCTCCTCTCCGACTCCATCTTGGGAAATCGAGTCATCACCATTAACCATATCTTCTCGTCCGTTATTGTTGCTGTTATCTTCTCCATCAGGTACTGTTAAATCCATTCCAACTTGATTTAATTGAACTAATCCACCATTTACATAAGAATGCTCATAAGCACCACCTCTTTCACTGTAATTCATTGCAACTCTTTTCTCATCAAAGGTAAGCCAATTAGCATCTCTTAGACTCCTAACCATTCTCTCCATATCTTGCTGCATCTCCGGCAATGCTGTTATATCAAAATCAATATAAACATCTTCGCCAAATCTTGGAACAAGCCATTTGTTCAATTCATCCCTCAAGCTACAAGCCATAGGAACGATTGTGTTTGTTATCAAATCACGCATTGCGTTTTGATAATTATTATAACTTGATGTATCTACATCAAACAATACAGCAGGCAATCCAAATACCCTACACCATTGGTGCATTGATAATTGCAATGTCTTTACCAATTCCATATCTACACTAGACAATCCAAAGTTCAAATAATCCCAAGGTGTCTGCAACACAGCAACTTTTCCTTTATTGTCTACTGTATTAATATCTTCGTTAACCGCTCTCTTAATTATATTAGCTTGCTCTAGCGTAAAGCTAGGAACAATGTTGCCAAGTGGCTTTGGCGTTATTGCACCTTTAGCACCTCCATTAGCAGCCATCATCGCACTTGCATCCGCAGCATTATTGCTCATGCGGAGTGTCTTATATGCAGCTCTCAATGGACTTACACCTCGTAAGTGTGATCTAGTTGTTGCATTAAAGTCTGGATTCCACGATTTCCAAGCACAAACTTGTTCTTTAGGTATATCAATACCATTTTGAACCATTAATTTATATCCACTAATGCCATACAAATCTTTTGGGTCAGGATATATATCCAAGAACTGAGTAGGCAATACAAACATCTCTAATATCTTCCCACCAACAGTTGCACCATCATTACCCCAAATATTTCCCTCACCACTCAAAAACCTGTAACCATACAAATTCTCTAGGAACTGATCCTGTGATTGACCTGGGTTTGGATTCTCCAACAACCTAGCCAATGGACTACCCATAACCACATTCTCACTATATGCATTCTTTCTTTCTAGCAATGCCCTCTCATAAGCACCTTGACTAGCAATACCCTTAGATAATTGCTTATATTTTAATAGGCTAGTTCGCCCCTTCTCAGTATCATTTAATTTGTACACATACCAAGGTATGGATGCAGCTTTCCTAGCAAGAAAACTTACGATTGCATACACATCAGCATTTGACAGATAGCCTTCCTGAACGTAACTATCATTTTGGTAATTCTGCAATACTGCTCCATTAATGCCCCGGATATTTGAACTTATATTCTCGTAAGGATTCAATCCTTTCTTCTTTAAAAAATCTAATAATCCCATTTTGTTATATTGCCCCCCAAGTTACTGAAGGAATTGTTAATTTACTAAATATTGCATATCTTAGAGCATCAATAGCGTGATCGTTAAATTTAACAGGTTGGTCTAGCTTTAATCCATTTCTATCCGTTTTCCATCTGTAACCTCTTATTTCTTTAAGTAAATTTACAGAATCTTGTTGAATAACTAATGGTGTTCCTTTTATTGTTCTAATCCCCTCTGTCACATCTTTATTAGCTGGCTTTGCATTAAACCCACTTCTTACCAATTCCTCAATAGTTTTAGGCTCAGCAGCATCACAATAAATCTCGTCATACGAAGTTAAGCCTAATCCTTTAATTTTCTCTACCAAATCATTTGTAGTCAATCTAGTTTCATACAACATCTCTTTTACATTAGCTATACCATCATTAAAAACTACCTTAACAAGTGAACTCGGATTATTAAACCCAAAGTCCAACCCATACACTATCTCACCTTCTTCGGGTATTTCTTCCGTTGTCTTAAAATGCGTATAAATTAAATCTTGACTTAATCCCCTCTCACCCAATCCGTAAATCTGCCAATAATTAGGATCTGCATCTTTGAGCCGATTTAACTCATCAATCAGCTCTTGTGGCAAGAATGGATTATCCCTAAATGTCGTAATATGAAAATCAGCATCATCCCTAGGAATAACATTGTCATAAATCCAACTTGCAACATCTGATGGGTTATAATCTAATATAATTTTATTCTCAGTACGCATAATTAACTGCATCCAAGCCTCATAACTTAATTCGTTAGCCTCATTGCAGAATAAATACGTTCTTGCCCTTCCCCTTATCTTCTGTGGTTGATCAGCACTTACAAACTCAATGGTGTTTCCATTCATTGTATATACCTGCTCAGTCTTATTATGATTGTTTTCATCGTAAATACCCAATTTTAATAGAATATCTACAAAATCTCTCAAAACAGAACCCTTAATACTTGGCAATGACTGCCTAACAATCGTTAATGTCTTGCCGTTCTCTTGAAGTAGCTTAATAATAAACCAAATAAGGATATTATATGTTTTACCACTTCTAGAGCCTCCCTGCATAACAGTAATTCTCTTTTTGCTCTCTTGCAATATTTCAAAGATCTTGTTAGTCTGTAGTTTTGCGTTCATAGTAAAAAAAAAATTCAGTATTTATATTTCGATTCTAAAAGTAGGGTATAAAAGGGGGGTCATCGTATATAACTTTGTTTAG